AGATGTTTACATCGAGGATACGACGAACAAGCGTCGAACTCGCGTGCCAGCGTCGATTCCAGCGCTCGCTGCATTCGGTTACAGCGACAGGGTTGCGTTCCCGTGGTTCGCACCCGCAGGCTTCAACCGCGCTGCGTTGGACTTCGTCACGAACGTGGATGTTAGGTTGAGCAACGAGGATAGAAACGTCCTGCAGGACACTCGCATCAACCCAATCGCAACGTTCCCAGGAAACGGGTTCGTGATCTTCGGTCAGCGCACCCTACAGACAGCGAAGTCCGCCTTCGATCGCGTCAACGTGCGCAGGCTCTTCCTCGAGCTGAAGCGCGTGATCCAGCAGGTCGCCCGGGGTCTCATCTTCGAGCCGAACGACGCGACGACACGTAGAGCATTCGTCGATCGTGCAACGCCGCTTCTCAGCTTGATCAAGGCGCAGGCCGGAATCGAGCAGTTCAGGATCATCTGCGACGATACGAATAACACGCAGGCTGACATCGAAGCGAGCAGGTTGAACGGCAGGATCGTGGTTGTTCCGACCCGAGCGGTAGAATTCATCGCCGTCGACTTTATCATCACCCCCGCGGGCGTCGAGTTCGTCTAATCTGCAATAGTTAAAGCGAGAGATTAAGGAGTTCAACTAATGGCTGCACCAGGCATAACACTAAATGAGATCGATAGCACGGGCGGCACCACCGAGGTTCAACCTACGGGTCGTGCTGCGGGAGTTATCGGACCAGCGCTGCAAGGTACTGCTTTCGTTCCGGTTACATTCGCGAATAACGTGCAGTTCAGGACCGAGTTCGGGTACGCTGACACGAATTATCCATCGCCCCTGGCGTTAAACCAGTGGCTCAACAACGCGACGGCTGGTACGTACGTTCGTGTTCTTGGAGCAGGTGACGGAAACAAACGTTCAACCAGCGGCGCGAACGCCGGCAAGGTGACCAACGCAGGCTTCGTGGCAGGTTCACGTAAAGTTCAGACTGTGAACGGCCAGCTTGGAAATAATCCATACGCGACCACGCTGGGTATCGAGGGTAGAACGTACTTCCTGGGATGCTACATGTCGGAATCGGTGGGCTCCTGGGTTTTCTCGGATGCAGGGGTACAGACAAGCACAGCTGCTCAGCCCATCGTGAGAGGGGTTATCTTCGCAGCGTCGGGTGTGCAGATCACGGTCTCGAGCTCCGCGCCAGGAATCAACTCAACCACCTACTCTGCGGCCGCGACGACAGCGTCACCAGCAAGAGGGTGGTTCACGGGATCCCTCGATCTTCGTAGCGGAAAGCAGGATTTCGTGCTGCTGCTGAACGGTCATACCGATTCGGCGACGTACCCAAGCGTGCTCAGCGCTTCTTTTGACGCCACGGCAGATTCCTACTTTGCTAAGAAGTTTAACACGAATCCGCTTCTGGTCGAGGAGCATGGATACGTTCTGTACAATCACTACGATGTCCTCAGCGCTTTTGCAGTTCCGACAGGATCCGGAATCGCTGCAGAGTCGACTGTTCGTAGGGTAGACATCGCAACTCCGGTTGAGGAGATCGTCTTCTGCCTATCAGGATCCCAGTCGAGGAACGACGGCACCGCAACATTTCCGAACTACGATGGTTTCGAGGATCGCTTCCGGACTCCGTCAACGCCGTTCATCGTTTCTCAGAACTTTGGCACACGATACGACCTCTTCAGGCTGCATGCCCGGAGCGACGGTGAGACCGCGAACGAGCTCTTCAAGATCGCTGTTGAGAACATCAAGTACCCGACGACTGTCGACGCTTACGCGAAGTTCACGGTAAAGGTTCGCGCGTGGGACGATACCGATGACGCTCCGGTGGTTCTCGAGAGCTATCTCGATTGCGATCTCGATCCTGACAGCGCGAGCTTCATCGGCAAGAAGATCGGTGATCAGAACACATACTTCGACTTTGATCGCACTGTCGACGCGCAGAAGATCGTTGAGGAAGGTCTCTACGGGAAAGTATCACGTCGTGTGAGAGTTGAGATCTCCGATGACGTTCTCAACAAGATCGTTCCGACGAACACGCTTCCAGTCGGAACCCGCGGCCTCTATCACCTCGTAACTTCGGGTTCGGGCTTCCTTACGACCGGCTCGGCCGGTAACAGCTCTCACCTGACGGTCCCAACCACGAATGCCCGCGAGTTCCCGGTGTTCTTCCGCCGCTCGATCAACGTCGGCGCCGCCGCTGCCGATCCGAACGCGACCGGTGAGAGCAAGTACTACTGGGGTCCGCAGTTCAATGTCTGCAACTCCCTGGCACAGCCGAACGACGGAACGACGGTCGTGAGCTCGCTACTCGATGCTTCAGCTCTTTCTGCCTACACGAAGTACTTCCCCAGGTACCACACGACGTACCAGAACCCGTGGGTCGGTGACAACGCAGGAGCAGTAACGGTCAATGGATCCGTCGTTGATGCGGACCTCTTCAACAACAACCTCTTCACCCTGGAGAGGATCCAGGTGATGACGAGCTCCGACGGTACGATCGACAGCGCCCGTTGGGATGAGGCAGTCTACCGTCGCAATGGTACCATTGTCGGAGCTTCCGGTAGGTTTGTTGATACTAACGTTGACTTCCAGTACGCCTCGAACAGGAGCTACCTGAAGTTCACCACCTTCATGCAGGGCGGTTTCGACGGTCTCAATGTCTTTGATGCTGACAAGTTCTACATGAGGGACTCGGCGATCAGGCGTGAGCTGGACAACACGAACCAGGGCCAGCTCAGCGGTCCGACGGCTGCTGCCTACCGTAAGGCGGTCGATATCATGGCGAACAAGACCTACGCTGACATCAGCCTGCTCGCGATCCCGGATGTTCGTCATCCGGCGGTTTCCGATTACGCGCTGAGCTCGATGCAGACGAAGTTCGATGCCCTGTACATCATGGACGTTGAGCTGAAGGACGACAACAACAACTACGTCACGGCGTCCCTCTCCTCAACAACGTACCCGAGTGTCAACGTCAGCTACACGACAACCCGGTTCCGCTCGCGCAGCTTCAACAACTCGTTCGGAGCAGCTTACTTCCCGGACATGTTCGCTAGCGTCGATCCGGGAACCGGCGTTGCAGCTTCGACAAGGGTTCCTGCATCCACGATGGTCCTCGGTGCATACGCGCAGAACGATAAGATCGCCTACGCTTGGTACGCTCCCGCCGGTTACGTCCGTGCCGTCATCCCTGCCGAGGAGCTCAGCACGAAGTTCCTCGCCGAGAACGTGGACACCGTGTACGATGCAGGTATCAACCCGATCATCGCCTCCCCTGGCGCTGGCATCGTGATCAACGGACAGCGGACCCTACTCGCCGAGGGCAGCGCCCTTGACCGTGTCAACGTCCGTCGTCTCCTCATCGAGGTACGTCGTCGGGTGAAGGCTGTCGCTTACGGTCTGCTCTTCGAGCCGAACCGGGCCTCGACGATCGCTCGCTTCAACGCGGCGGTGACCCCGATCATGAAGCAGATCCAGGCCCAGCGTGGTGTTGAGAGGTATCGCGTTCAGATCGATGCCACAACGACAACACAGGCTGACATCGAGAACAACACCATCCGCGGCAAGATCTACCTCCAGCCGACGCGCTCGGCGGAATTCGTCTCGATCGACTTCGAAGCAAGAAACGCAGCAAGTTTCTAAGCTTTTCACCCTATCACAATAGTTAAGGAACAGGAGACAAAATGGCCGAGACACTCTCAGTCACCGATATGCTACCCAACAAGTTCGAACCGAAGAGGAAGAACCGATGGATATTTTCCGTGGAAGGAATCGATGCTTACCTCATCAAGTCGACGAAGCGCCCGAGCGTGAAGACCGAGGAGAAGGAAATTCCATGGATCAACTCACGCCGCTACATCGCGGGTAAGACGACGTTCGAGACCCTCTCACTCACCCTCTACGATGCTATCGCACCGTCGGGTGCCCAGCAGGTGATGGAATGGGTTCGCACCCACTTCGAGAGCGTGTCAGGTCGCGCCGGTTACGCTGACTTCTACAAGCGTGACTGCCAGCTGAAGCTCATCGATCCGGTCGGCACGGTCATCGAGCTCTGGGACATCAAGGGCGCCTTCATCACCTCAGCGAACTTCGGCGAGCTCGGTTACGACGGCGACGATATCCTGGAAATCCAGCTCGATCTCCGCTTCGACAACTGCGTCCTCCAGTACTGACCCGCTCACCGCGTTGATCGCAGGGTGGCCGCGCATATTGCGCGGCCATTTTTTTACTTGCTCCAAGATCGAATGAGAATTGCTATAGCAGATTTTAGGAGTGATAAAAGTGGCAGGTGAGACAGATCGTAGTGCCCTCTTCGGTGGGGCTGTTCCAGCTGGTATCCAGACGAAGGATGTCATGCGTGATGATTTCGGCTTCGAGATTCCGGTCGAGTCGGTACCGCTGCCGTCAAACGGTGTCGTCTATCCAGCGGAGTCCCCTCTTCACGGAAAGGAGACAGTTGATATCAGGTCGATGACCGCACGTGAGGAGGACATCCTGACATCCCGCGCGCTCATTAAGAAGGGCACGGTCATCACGGAGCTCATCAAGAGCTGCCTCACCGACAAGCGGATCTACGTTCCCGACATGCTCGCGGGTGATCGTAACGCTATCATGGTCGCCCTCAGGATCACGGGGTACGGGGCCGAGTACGGGGTCGAGGCTGATTGTCCGAAGTGCAACAAGCGCTCCAAGCAGGAGTTCAATCTTGCGGACATGCCCATCAAGCGTCTCGAAATCGAGCCCGTTGTGAAGGGTCAGAACGCATTCGAGTTCAAGCTCCCGGTCACGAAGAAGACTGTCCAGTTCAAGTTCCTCACAGGACGCGATGAGGAGGAGATCACGACGGTGCAGGAGCGCTCCAAGAAGCAGGGCGCGATCGCGGACAACGCAGTCACAACCCGCCTTCAGTACTCGATCATCGCGATCGACGGAAAGAACGATCGCAGCTCCGTCAACGGCTTCATCAGGAACATGCCAGCTCGCGATTCGATGGCTCTTCGGAGGCACATCGACGCGCAGGAGCCTGGTATCGACATGAAGGGCACCTTCGACTGTCCATCCTGCAACGAGGTGAGTGAGGTGCGGGTACCGCTGGGTGCCAGCTTTTTTTGGCCTGACGCCTGATGATCGTGAGCTCTACCTCGAGCAATCGTTCCTACTGATGTACTACATGGGGTTCTCGTACTGGGAGTGTTACAACATTCCCATACGTTACCGCGAGTGGTTCATCACACGTCTGAACAAGGAGCTCACGAGGGCTAGCGAGAAGGACAATACCCCCACCCGCGCCGCGCACCAGAACGACCCCCAGACACGCGCGATGATGGGAATGCACCGCGGTGAGACGCCAGCACGGCTTCGACGCTTTACCTAATCTGCTTTCCAATCAGGACATGAAATAGGAAAACAAGCTATATTTATGGGTCAGGAGGCGCTGTGCGCAGAGAAGAAATTGTTATTAGAAGCCTGATCCGTGAATGGTTGGTGCTTGAGCAAGCAGCAGACGATGGGGCGACAGCGGGAGCGGAAGGAGCCCAGGATTTGAGTAAGCTGAATTCTCTCACTGGACAGCTCGATTCGATGCTGGACAATTTCGAGTCTGAGCTGGATGATCGAGAAGGTGATGAGGGAAGATCGGTCAACGAAGCGCTTGGGATGTTCCTGGCGGGCTTCGCCCTGTCAATACCGAAGATCGGTAAGCTTGCGTTATATGGCACGGCGTACATTGTCAAAGCTTATGCCAAGATGGTATCGAAGCTTGGCGGAGGGGACCAAACGAATGCTCTAGCGCGGGCCGAGAAGTTCAAGGAAGCGGGAGAAACTTTCTATAAAACCACCCATGGTTGGATACTTTCATTCTACGCGAAAGTTGTTGAGCTTCTATTCATTGCCGTCGCCTCACTCGGAGACCCCACTGGCGCTTCCGAATTTGTAGAAACGGCGAAGAGCGAGCAGATGCAGGCTGGTTTCATGAAGGTGGCGAAAGCCATTGATTTTGCCGTCAACATGGTTCTCGCTGTGGTCGCCGGGAAGGGCGCATGGGGGGCTGCAAATCTCGGCGCGATAACCGCTGCAGTCACAGAGACGGGGTTCGCAGCAGTCAAAAGTTCCAGCGTCATCGGCGTGATAACCGCAGAGTTTGCAGAGGTCGCGGTATTATTCGCTGAGGTCGCCGCCCTGTCTGGCATTTCAGCCGCTCTCATCTCTGAGTCGATGAATGAGATCAGAGAGTTATTCGATAGTATCAGGGACACGGCCATCGATGGAGTGCAGACGGTTAGGCAAGCTGCCATCGCGGCGGGAGTGGTGATCGCTCTCGGAGCTGGACCTAAGACTGATGAGAAAACTAAAGATCTAACACCCAATGACGATGTTGCTCAGGTTGATGAAAGGAGACTTCGATATGGCAGGTAATCAAGAAAAAATTCTAGCTGAGGTTATGGGCCAGATGGGTCGTTTCATCCTAGAAGGTGGGCAGATTCCCAAGCTCTACGGCGACGAGGAGCAGGCGCGGATCATCCGTCGTGCCGCTTTGGCATCCCGACGTCTATACGAGGCTCTCTGCGACGAGCGCTCGACACTCGACACGATTGCTGTCATGACGGATGAGAAGCGTCGGGCCGCGGTTGATTTCGAACGTGCGATCGGACGCTCTTGGAGCTTCTGAAAATCTGTCCCTTGCATAGTTAGATCACAGGAGCGTGATAGCAAGTGGATCCAAATCAGCTGGCGACACAGACTGAACTGCTTCAGACGATGAACTCGCTGCTCACGCAGCAGCTCGAGAAGCT